CAAGATGTCTTTGAGGATGCTATGCGTTACTGCATGCTGACCTATAGCATGATGCTTGCCAACGGTGTATGCCCGGAGCAAGCCCGTGCCGTGCTTCCTCAGTCTATGATGACTGAATGGTACTGGACGGGTTCTCTATACGGCTTTGCCCGTGTGTGCCAGCTACGGCTTGATGCTCACGCTCAGAATGAATGCCGACAGGTTGCTATGTGTCTCAATGACGCATGTGCCAAAGCATTCCCGATATCTTGGAAGGCTCTTAATGGAACATTGGATTGAACTGGCTAAGCATATTGCATCGACTGTCGATAGAGACAGGGCGCATATCTCGCTGATCGTTAGAAAGAATAGACTGCTTGCTGTTGGAACTAATAACTGGAAGACTCATCCCAAGACTGCTGAGTATGGCTACATGTACCCATATCTACACTCTGAACTGGATGCCTTCCGAAAGATAAAAATACCACAAGATAAACTGGTTCTTTATAACTTCCGGTTTAGCAAGACAGGTAGGTTGGGCATGTCTAAACCATGTAAGTTTTGTATGCCTTGGTGTTCTCATGTATTTGATAGAATCATTTACTCTAATGAAGAAGGTAAAATTGTAAATGATATACAATAAAAAGGAAAACTATGGATCAATTGATTGCTAAAAAGTGGGTTGCTGCCTTGCGTAGTGGAAAGTATAAGCAGGGTAAGGGTGTACTACATGATCAAGATAAGAATACTTACTGCTGCCTTGGTGTTCTTTGCGACTTGTATGTGCAAGAAAACAACAATAAAGATTCTTATTGCGAACAGCGTATGCTTAGTGATTCTTCAATTGTTACAGCTTTTGATAGAATTACTGGTACTTTACCCAGAGATGTTCGTATGTGGGCTGGTATCAATGATGACAATGGAGAGTTTAAGTATGACAAGCCTATTCCTAGTCGTGATACATCATACTTTAGAGATGAACAAACTTGCTTGCTTACCAGCATGAACGATGGTGAGTACGGCCACGACTTTACCTTTGAAGAAATTGCAAACATTATTGAAGAACAATGGAGACAACTGTGAACTTCGGCATTGACCCCAACAACAGAGATCGTTGCGTTATTCAAGCTCCTTGTGATCTTGCGTATATGCAGAAGCAGCGGGATCTTCTTTGGAAGATTTACTCTGATTCCCTGCTCTCTAGTGATGAAGATCTTGCTTATCTTCGTACCACTATTGGTTTCTTGGATCATTTTATTCATGGCGTATACTTTGTAGCCGCTGAATACCATACTGCTAACAGGAGTGTTTATTAAATGCTTATTAAGTCAAATGAAAAGTTTGTTAAGAAGTTTAAGATTCCCTTTGTTTATTATGATCTTTGTATATCTTTTAAGTTGAACAACGAACAAGATCTTTATGACCCTGTTGATTGGATTATGGGAAAAGATTGTACCTACGGTAAAAATAAGAAGCGCGCTAGTGCTTTCAAGAAGTTTAAACTTCTTGAACCCGGCACTGGATATAATTTTATGACTGGTGAAAGAGATCTTACTTTCTCTGGATGTACAAAAGAACAGATGCAGTATCTTGTCAACACTTATAAGAATAGTCCATTCCGTATTACTTATCTTGGGTGTCAGACTGAAGATTGTTGTTAATGGATAGACTTGTAAACTTCGATCAGGAGAATGGATTACTATGATAGGAACACTTCTTATTCTTTTTGTCTACCTACTAGGAATCTTTACCGGACAGTTAGTTGATGGTATTGTTATGTTGTTGGACAAGAAGAAACGATGAAAACAAAAACATTAAATGAACTTGAAGAGATGGTCTACGATCTTGCAATACTTAGCTATAAGATTGGTCGTATTGAGACAGATGGTACATCGACTCAAGCAAAGTATGATAAACTGGTTGAACAGCGTGACAATCTAAGAAATGAGATTGTTGGTATGTTCAAGTCTATTAAGAACTCATATCCCAACGAACTAGGTTGGGGCAAAGGAAAAGACGAATGATGGATAACATAGAGACAGATGAATGGTTACAGATGAACTTCCCAGTTGGCGGTGGTCCAGAAATTATCGTTGGTGGAGATTGTTACACCTCACCAAATCATTATATGGAGATTGAATTTCCTAAGAATAAGGACAATGCTTTCTTTGCTATTTACGAAACTCCACAAGATAGAAATGGGTTGCGTAGTAATAAAGATGAGCCTGTTGTTTCTTTTAGTATTTCGCGTGAACTACTTCTTAAGATTGTTCGTACTATTAAGGTAAGCAACGATATTTATTCTCTCTCCGATGACATGCGTGAGTGGTGAGGTATAAATGAATGAGTCTGTTCCAAAAGAAAACCGAATGTCCACGCTGCGCATCTAATGGTGAAGACCGCAGCGGAGATAATCTCGCGGTCTATGATGACCATGTGTATTGTTTCAAGTGTAGTTATCACCGTAATACAAAAGGAAAAGAGATGACTGATGACATTGCTACGATTCAACCAAAAGAGTTTAAGACTCTCACTGGTTCTTACATTGATCTTGAGGATCGCGGTATTACGGAAAAGACTTGCCGACTATATGGCTATCAGGTAGCCAAAGTAAATGGCAAGGAAGTTCAGATTGCTAACTACTATAATAATGGTGAGCTAATTGGTCAGCATCTTCGTGGTCCTAATAAGCAGTTTGCTTGGAAGGGATCAGCAAAGGGTGCTGAGCTTTTTGGACAGAACCTATGGAAGAATGGTGGCAAGCGTCTTGTTATTACTGAGGGTGAGATTGACTGCATGACTGTCAATCAAGTTCTTGGTGGTACTTGGCCCGTAGTCTCCATCCCAAATGGAGCGCAGTCAGCAGCTAAATCTATCCGTGATAACCTAGAGTTTGTTAACTCTTATGCAGAAGTTGTTCTGTGTTTTGACATGGATGAGCCGGGTATCAAAGCGGCTAATGAGGTTGCTGAACTACTGCCACCGGGCAAGTGCAAGATTGCCAAGCTTCCCTACAAGGATGCTAATGAGTGTCTTGTTAATGCTCAGACTAAGCAGCTTGTGTCTGCAATCTGGGAAGCCCACCAGTATTCTCCAGATGAGATTCTACATATCTCCAAGATTGTAGATACATCTGAAACTATGACGGCTAGTAAAGTATATCCCTTTCCATATGATGGTCTATCAGAGTTCTTGATTGGTCAGCGTGGTGGAGAGATCACACTATGGGCATCTGGTACTGGCTCAGGCAAGTCTACCATCCTCCGTGAACTTATGATGCACCATCTTTCAGAAGGTCGTAGCGTAGGCTGCATCATGCTTGAGGAGTCTCCGCAGGAGACAATGGATGACATGATTAGCCTGATGCTTAACAAGCCTGTCCGTGCCATCCGTGCTTGCCGCATGATGAATGAGCTAAGAGTACAGATGGGTAAGAACCCTATCAATATGCAAATGATTGATGATCTAACTGATGAGGAATACTATACTGCTAAGCGTAAGCTTAGCGAGACTAGCTTCTATATCTATGATCATCTTGGCAACAACGCCATGCAGAATCTTCTTGCTCGTATGGAGTTCATGGCTATTTCTCTTGGTGTTCAGGTTATTGTACTAGATCATATTACAGCAGCAGCTGCTGGTCTAATGGGTATGAATGATAAGGATGTTGAGGGTGGTGGCTCAGAGCGAATCATCATCGACACTCTTATGAAAGAACTGAGAGCATTGGCTGTCCGAACTGGTGTTCATATTGACATTGTATCTCAGCTTAAGAAATCGGAGAAGGCTTATGAAGAGGGTGATCGAATTACTTTGCAAGATCTGCGTGGCTCCGGTGCTTTGGCTAGTGTACCTAACACAGTCATTGCCCTTGAGCGTGATCGCCAGAACACAGACCACAAGATTGCCAATACTACAATTGTTCGTGTTCTCAAGAATCGTCTAACAGGTCGGGCTGGTATTGCAGCAACACTATTCTATGACCACACTACTGGTCGTTTGAAAGAGATCGGCTTTGCTATGGCAGAGGATGGATCTATTGTCTTTGAACCAGAGGAGAATTAAATGAAGGTATGCGTCCTTGATATTGAAGGTAACGGACTTGGTGAACTAATCCTTGACAGCAAGGGTAAGCCTTATACAGAGGCTACTCGAATTCTGTGCGCCGCTACCAAGGTCAATGACGAAGAACCTATTCTTTGGCTAGAACATCAGATGAAAGATCTGATCAAGTACCTCAGTGAGATGCCCGTAATCATCGGACATAATATCTGGGGCTACGATTTTCCCGTAATGCGTAGACTGTACGGGATGGCGCGACCGAAATGTATTGTTGATACGCTCGTTATCAGCAAGTTGATGCATCCAGACATCAACAATCACCGGCTAGGTGACAACTCTCTGGCTTCTTGGGGCAAGTATCTTAAGTTCCCTAAGATGGATTATACAGGTGGATGGGCGCAGTACTCAGATGAGATGGGTACTTACTGCTTGCAGGATGCCAGACTAGGCATGGCTATCTATGAAGCCCAAAAACAATTTATTACTAAGAACAAGGAATTGGTTCGCTTTGAGAGCCGAGTATCTGAAGTTCTAATGGAGCAAGTAGAGCATGGATTTAACTATGACAGTAATGCAGGAGACAAGTTGTATCAAGAACTTATGCTTGAGAAGCTTGGTATTGAAGATGAAATGCGTGAGATCTTTCCTGATAAGATCATCATCCGTCATTCCGAAAAGACGGGCAAGAGACTAAAGGATAAGATTGAAACATTCAATCCCGGTAGCCGACAGCAGATTGCATCCCGCCTAACTGAAAAGTATGGATGGAAGCCACCCCTGACAGACAAGGGAAATCCAAAGGTAGACGAGTCAGTACTTGCTACTCTTGAATATCCCGAAGCAAAGAAGCTAACTGAGTACTTCAATACTGTTAAGCTTATGGGTATGGTTGAAGATTGGAACACCCGTGTAACAGCTAGCAGAGATCATCGTATCCACGGTGGTATCAATGCACAAGGTGCTGCTACAGGTCGTTGTACCCACAGCCAACCTAACATTGCTCAGGTAAGTGGCGACCATCGTGCAAGAGAATTATGGGTTCCAGATGTTGGCGAGACTTTGGTTGGTGCTGACTTGTCTGGTCTTGAACTGCGCATGCTTGCCCACTTCATGGCTAAGTATGACAATGGTGAGTATGCTAAGGTACTACTTACTGGTGACATTCATACACACAATCAACACGCTGCTGGTTTGTCTAGTCGTGCGCTTGCTAAGTCATTCATCTACGCTTACCTTTATGGGGCTGGCGACAAGAAGATTGCTATGGTATGTGACTGCTCTGTTGATGCTGCCCGTAAATTGCGTGATCGGTTCCAGAAAGAAATCCCTGCACTTGCGAAAGTACAGGACGCTGTTCGATATGAAACAATTAAGACAGGTAAGGTTAGACTGCCTGATGGTAGGAGT